GCCGAAGGAGACTAACTCTTCCTCGAGGTGTTTGCTCATGGGCGTCAATATAAGGTAATGGTGTCCACACGCGCAAGAGGCACGTTAGACCTCACTCGGGTTGGCCTGCTGGTTTATCTCGCTTTGAAGGCCTGACTCGCCACCTGGACCTGTGCTCGCGCCTCCACTGGGGCCACCACCTTGAGTGATGCCGAGTACTGCTTGGGCTGCTGAGAGTTCGTTGCCGAGTTGGCCTTCCTCGTCTCGGGTGCGCTTGAACTCCTCCGGGTTGATGTTGAGGAGCTGCATTGAGTGGTCGAGGAACTTGTCGATGTTGTAGCGTCGGACGAATGATTGAAGCAGGAGTGGATTGCCCGAGGCTATTTGTAAAATGGCCATGACCTTTTGGAAGTCGCGCGAACGAGCCAGGGTGGAGCTTAGGCCGTTAACGTTGCAGCGCATGCCGACAGCCAGCTTGGCGAAACGCTCGGCGGGAGTCATACGCTTCAGCTCGATGCTTTTGGCTTCGCCGAGGGTGTCTAGGAAGAGGGAAGCGTCCATTAAGTCGGCAAATTGCAAGCTGGTCTTGCAGGCCTTCTCTATGAGTAGATTTAAGCCGTCTTCGATGTCTTTTAGGATGCTATCGAGGGTAACGGCGCTAGATTGCGAGGCTTCGACCACTTCGGTCGCTTTTACCTGTTTTGGGGGCAAAAGGCCGAGTTTTATGTCATTTGTGAGCGCTGAGGAGTTAAATTCCCGGTCTAGCAGGTTATAAGTGGCCAAAGCGTCGTTGGGGACTTGGCCAGTGACTGTTTGGTTCACTGCTGACTGTCCCGGGACTGCTGTGGCGTTTAAAGCGAGCGTATCGCCTTGGACGATGCCGTCTGCGACCTGAGAGGGGTCTTCCAGCCAATCGAGGCGCACTTCTTTGACTCCCCAGACCGAAGCGAGGCCTCCATCGAGGATTAGGTTGAATAATTCGTTCAGGGCGATGTTTAAAGGGACCACTTGGTCGTATAAGGCCTTGTGGTGGACCGTGAAAGGTGCCCGTAGGATGGGAATTTTTACGAACGGGTGGCTGCCATGCCAGAAAGGCCACTTTACGGGTGCACCGATGAGGAAACGTTCGTTAGCGATGGTCCACATGACGTCTTTCTCGGCTATGGAGCCGTTGGGGTTGAGCAGAGTGCCCCAGCACTCACGGATGACCACACGTTTGCGGAAAGAGGGTGGTGTTACCTTGGCCTCGAGGTCAGTTTTGCGATTGCGTGCATCGATTTCCTTTTGTTCCATGTCGGAAATGAGCATGTCGACCACGGCTTTGTCGTAAACGGGTGGGTCTTGCTCGGCTAAGCCTTGAATGATGTGCAGGTCTAGCTCGGACTCATGGATGCGATAGAGGCCTCGGCCTGTCGGGTCTTCGTAATAGTCTTCGGGCCGAAGTAGGTCGGGGGTTAAGCGCCAGGGAGATATCTCTTCGTTGATGACGTCTTTGCCATCGTCACTGACCCGGAAGAAGGGCACGTTGAAACGTCGGCCATGAACTTTGAAGACCATGTAGGACTCGAGGAGGCCCACCTTTACTCCATCGGAAATCTTGGTCGAGATGGTGGTCATGACCATGTCTTCGTTGGGGATGTTGTTGAGGACATGGCGCAGCCACTCTTCCATCTGCTTGCCGTTGAGGGGTGCGTCCTCGGGCATGTCGATGGTGAAGAAGTTGCCGAACTGGGTGAGGCCACGTTTAATGAAAGCGCTGAACTGCTCAACGGTTTCGCTTACTTTGGGAAGGAACTCCCGGCTTTGGCCTTCAATCTTGCCCGACCAGTCCTGCTTATTGTAGTAAGCGTCCCGGTTACGCCGGTTGAGGACCATCCGGTTGAGGCGACCGTCACGAGCCTCGCGCATCATTTGGTCAGTAGCTTGAACGACTGTGAGGCCTCGGGCCTCCTTGTCATTGCCTGACACCTGTCTGTCTGTCTCAGCCATCGAAGCTATACCTGGGTCGTTTGATGGAAGTCTTTTGGTAGTTTAGCTTATTCAGGCACTCAGTGTGTACGCCGATGCGTCGGGCTGCCGTGCCTGGAATGAGGGGCAGGAGGCAAGTTCGACAGAGCTTGACCTCAGGCTTGGGCGAAGCCGTACTTGGGTCGCTTGATTCGTCTGTGGGATTTGACATTGGCTGCGTCGGCTGGTCTGACAGGTTCCTCTTGGGCTATCCAGTAGCCTACTCCGTCTGAGGCGTGGGTGCGCCTGAAGTAGGGGTCTTTTGGGTTGGTGACCTTCCGTATGCCTCCGGTTACGTTAAGAAGGACCTCCTCGAAGTCTTGTATGAGTTCTTCACAAGATGGGTCTATCTCTACATGGCTGACGCCTTCGTGGTCGCGAAGGATGGAGTTAACGGCTGCAACACGGTCGGTCACGTTTGGGTTGGAGGCGGGGACCTTCATACGGATGGGTGCACCGTAGCTGACCATCTCATTGCGTAAGGCAGTGTAGTCGCCTTCGCGACTTTGCACGTTGCGCTTGTTGGAGGTTGCGTCTCCGTGAATGTGTAGTTCGCCCAGGTGGCGTGGGTAGTGGGCTTTAAAGAGGTCAGCCATCTCCGGTACGGAGCCTTCCTCGAGCAGGAGCTGGGTGTAGATGTGGAAGGTCCGGTTGATGCGTTGGCCGACGTGGCTGATGAAGGGACTGACGTTGAAGTCGAAGGCCCACACTAAAGGGTGCCTCGGGAGAGCTGGCGCTTGCTCCTTGATATGAATAGCACCTTGGAAGGCAGTATAGGCTCGTGCACCACTTAAGCCGGGTAGCCACTCGCCGCCTAGGCGGATGCGTCCGATGACACTATCGGGTGGGTACTTGGCTTCTAGCTTGGCTATTTCCTCGCGCGCGATGTGCGGGTTGTCGTAGATGCTCCCGCCGAAGAGGCCGATGCCGGGTCTGAGGGTCTTGCGTTGGAAGGGTCGGATGAGTTCAGCGAAGAGCCAGCTTACACCACCTGCCATTCCCTCTGGTGGTAACAGTGTACAGGTGCCGAATATCCGGAGCTTCCTTCCGGCCTCAACACGGATACTAGTCTCATCGTAATGAGGTTTAGGGGGCTCTTCGTCGAAGTGTACCCAGTCCTTACCGGCACCTTGGAACTTGTCGGGGCTTGAATCGTAGGACTTAAAACCAATGAGGCTTCCGTTTCGGAGCTTGAGTATCTGGTCCTGCTTGTTCCATCCATTCGGTGCCACCTCCCGCTCGGGTATGAAGGGTGCGTGTGGCTGCCCAGGGGGTACGTGCCCGTTGTCGAAGTACTTTGGTTGGACGACGTCCCTGCAAGTGGGGAAGTCGACACAGGCTACCCAGCCTGAGGTCGCTCGGTCAGTGACTTGAATCTTGCCGTACCCGTCAGGCTTAGCCTCTGCCGGAGGCAGCCCGAAGCGCGCAAGCTTGCTCCCACAGAAACTTCCAGCATCGGTCTTACCTGTACGGTTCGCGCAGATGAACCAGTTCTCATCGTTCTCTTGGCCCATGACCGCATCGATGAAAGGTTGCTGGGCTTTGTGCGGAACGAAGGTGAGGAGGGAATCGTTGGCCCGACGCTTGGCCAGCTCCTCCTGGGCGAAGAGCAAGTCCTCGGCCTGCTTGCGAATTTCAGGGGGCAGGCTGCCGGATAGCTCAAGGGGATGCTCATCCATACTTTGTCGAGCTGATGCTTGCCGTAGGCAAGAGGTCAATCCAGTCCATCCCTTGAGGGTAGCAAAAAAAAGAGCCCCTCGCGAAAGGGGCTCAGTAGGAAGGAACGAGCCCGAGCGCTTTCCGGGGAGAGAGGAAGCGTCTCAGAGCCTGACCGAGGAGCTAGACCCGACCAAGCTGACCTCAAGCATAGCACAAGCAACAGACTGGGTGTGCTGCAGTGCAGCATTTACTGTATGGCTTTCTGGAGTGTGAGAGCGCTAGTACAGGGGTGCCTCCTCTTCGACCCTCACCCCACCCCCCTTGCTTTCCTTGGTAGTGAGTACTTACTTACCGTAAGAGCCAACGCCAGTGCGCAGGTAGCATGCCCACTTGAGCCAGCACGCTTTCAGCGATAGTGAGTACTGACTACGCTCAAGCGCGCTAA